GCCATTGCATCTTTGGCGCTGATGCCTGCGCGGCTCAGGTTGCCAAGTGCATCGGCGGCCTCGGTGGCGGTGAACTTGGTGCTTGCCCCTGCCGCTTCAGCGGCCTGGCGCAGGGCTACCATTTCTTCGGCGGTAGCCCCGCTGACAGCCTTCACCTCAGACAGTTTGGCCTCTAAATCACCGGCACCCTTGATCGCGCCCACGAAGGCGCTGATACCAAAGTATGCGGCAATGCTCGCCCCCACAGCGGCCAGCTTTGCCCCCATCGAGCTAAAGACGCTTGATGCCTCATCTTTGGCTTTAATGATGATTTCAACCGGATTCATTGGAGCGGGTCGGTTAATAAGGGAATGGATAGTGGTCTATTGCCACTTTGATGGCGCATGGATTCCCCCCTGCGCAGTTATGACGATGCGTGGCGTTTAGGCCAGCTTGACCCGGAAATACTGGCTAATGCCAACCCCCACCTTGCTGGTGTCAGCCAGCACTTCGGCCTCCACCTGCAAGTCCGCAAACTTGTCACCGAGCAAACTCAACGCTTTGGTCGGGCTGAGCTGGGCCTTGTAGATGTCCACAATCACCGGCTTGCCGCTGTTGGCCTCGTTGAGCCCTTCAAAATGCAGTTCCAGCAGGATGGAGCTGCTGGTCATGGCATCAACCCGGTCGTAAGCTGCAAAGGTGTAGTCCACCTTCAGCGCTTGGCCGTCAGTGATGGCACCTGCGGCAATGATGTAGATGCCACCGGCGCGCACTTCATAGTCGGTATTGGCCACATAGGTGGTGCTGGCCGCTGCATTGGTGACGGTGACGGCTGTCGGGTTGGGGTGCAGCAGGGGCACGATGGCGCCTTTGTAGGCGGTCACGGCTTCGTCTGGAATGGTGGCACCTGGCACAGCCAGCTCGGTGCCAAACACGGCGCGCGCCACGTTGGTTTTGTTCAGGTCGTTCAACGTCATCTGCAGCGTGGCTTCGCTGATGCGGCTCACGCTGCTGTAAGTGCCCCCGCCCGGCTTGCTGTAGTCCTTGAGCTTTTGCTTGTCCTCCTTGACGGCCAGCTCAAGCTTGCTCGCGTTGCCCAGCTCCATCAGGCCAGCGGCGGCACCAAAGGCGCGGGCGTAGATTTTGCCGGAGCCAAGGTAGGGGTAGTAAACGGTGTCGGTCATGATGCAAAGTCCTTTGGGTTAATCAATATCAGGCGGTCACAGTCATCTCGGCGGCAACGGCTATTGGCAGGTAGCCAAAGCCAGTGCCAAACGCCGCACCGGGGCCATCCACCAGCCGCCACGGCGTGGCGGTGCCCGGTGCGCGCCAGCCCATCAGCGCCTTCGCCACCTGCCCACCCAGCAGGCCAGCCTGGCGGCGGGAGCTGGTGGCGGATGCCAGGTTGCGGGTGTTGCGGGTGGCCACCACGGCCAGCCAAATCTGTTCAATGCGCGCTGCCTTGCCGTCGCTGCGGCTTTCCAGCACACGGTAATTTTGGTAAATCACATGCACTGCGGGCACCAGTTGCTTTTCTTCGGCCGCGGCAGCCACATCGTCCTGGCTAAGCACATGCACCGGCGGCATCTGGCCGGCCAGCGCCGTGCGCAGGCGCTCCAGCAGCGCAGTCTCCAGGGCCAGCAGGTCGAGATCCATGCTCAGTACCCGTCCCAGTCAAAAGCCTTGTCAGGCACCCGGCTCACCATGCGCCCGGCGGGCGTGGCCACGGTATCGTCCACCGCGCCCAGGCTCACCACACCCTTATTCAGGTCTCGCAGGTAGTCGTCGGCCCACTTGGTGCCATTGCGCACGTCATCAGGCAGGCTGGCCCCATACAAGCGCTTGAGCGCAATGGCGGCCACCGCCTGCGGCAGGCTTGACGCTTGCACCAGCTCAGGTGTCAGCGGCATCACCGCGCGGTAGCGGGGGAACAGGTAGGTATCTGCATGGCGGCTGGCCGCCTCCAGCAGCGCGGTGATGCGCAGCAGCGCCGCGTCGGCTTGGGCGCGGGCCATTGGCGACCAGGCGCTACGGTCTTCCAGCAGCGCGGTGGCCTGGAGCAGCGCACCGTCCACCAGCGCACCACCGGCGCGCTGGGCCAGCTCGTCCCAGCCGTTGGTGGCGGCCTGGGCCAGATCGTCAATGGTGCTGTAGTGGCTCATCTGTGGGGCTAGATCAGCACGCGGATGATGTCACCGGCCGCTGCAGCCGCATCACGCGCCACCCCCACCACGACACCGGCGTTCTTGGTCACCACGCGGCTACTCGCATCGCTTTCCACCTCGGCCCCCACAGCAATTGCGCCACCGGCCTCCACCAGCACCTCGCCCTTGACGGCCACACCGGCTTGCTCGCCGGTGTCAAAGTTGGTCACCGCCACGCCCAGCGCCCGCTCAGCCGCGCTGGTTGGGTTGCCGCTGTAGTCCACCAGCCGAAAGCGCGCCAGTGCCGAAGCGGCCAGTATGGTGGTCACCATCAAAATCTTCTCGGTCTTCATTCAATTACTCCAGTTAATCAGTTGGGTGTCAGGCTTGGGCTTGTTGCAGCCCCAGATGTCAAGGAATCCTTGACAACTTGTTGCAGCCCCAGGCGTGCCGCCTGTGCGCTGGTCAACACAATCACCGCGCCGGGTGCATAGCGCACACCGTCATGGCACACCGGCACCGCGCCCACCTGCCAGGCTGGTGTGTCGGTGCGCTGCTGCGCATCTGGGGCCGTTTTCACAGGCGCCCCAAATGCAGCAGGCTTTTTGGTCGCCATGGCTGCTGCTCGTTACAGGTTGACGTTGCTGATCAGGTAGCCCGCATCTGCGCCCAGCAAAAATGGCCGGAAGATGTCGGTGTTGCGAATCAGCTCAATCTTGCCGTCTTCTGTGCGGGTGTCCACCACCGGGTTACCCCGCTTGCGCAAGGTGTAACCAAAGCTCGGCTCATACGGGCTGCGCGACCCACCCATGGCACCGGGCACATAGGCCAGCACGATGTTGTCGCCCCAGATGTCGGCCGTCACGCCAGCGTCACTGGCATACACGGCGCGGCCCACCACAATGTTGGGTATCTCAAAGATGTCGCGCAGGTCAGCCAACTGCACCAGGCGGGGGCGGTTGTCGCTCAAGATGGCTTTGAGCTTGGCATGCTTTTTCATGGTCAACCAGGCAGCGTAGCCAATCACCATCGTGTTGGGCTCCTTGATCACCTTGGCCCGTACTGCTGACTTGGCGTCCATCACCACGCCTTCGGGGTCGCTGGCTGCATCGGTAAAGCAGCTTGCACCGCTCAGCGCCAGCTTGTTGCCAGCGGCATAGTTGGCCGGGTTTTGCACCATGTCGGCCACCATCTTTTCATGCCGCAGGCGAATGCCCTCCACCACCGCATTGGTGGCGCGTGCCTGCAGGGGGAAGGCGCTCTCGGCATCCTCCCGATAATCAATCGGGTATTCCAGGTCGTGCTCGTCGAGCGTCACGTCCAGTTCGCCAATGTCGTCGGGGTTGATGCGGTTGCTCTTAGCCCGAAGCGCCCGCTCGGTCTGGTACACCTTGAAGTGGTCTTTGCCAAACAGTGGAATCTTTCCGCCTTCTTTCTCCACCGTCACAAACGGCATAAGCTGGTCGCCCACCAGTTGCTCGTTGCTGTAGCCAGTGGCCAGGTTGGTCAACACCGGGTCAACCACCCGCAGTTTGCTTAAACGTCCCATATCAAAAAGCTCCTTTAAATTTCGTGGTCAATGCAGCAGCGCCGGACTACTTCACCACGGCGTTTGCAGCCGTCTGGTAGTCGGTTTTGTGCGCCGCCATGTAGGCCAGCACAGCGCGGTGCTGTGCCAGGCGCTCGGGGGTGGCGGTGTCGGCAAACTGGGCGTCTGCGTCGCTGGCGGCAGGTTGGTCTGGTGCAGCACGCTCGCGGGTGGCGGCTTCGCCAAACTGCACCGGTGCTGCCAATGCTTTCAAAAAGGCCTTGAAGTGCGTCAGCAACGGGGCCTTTTGGTCACCCTCGCCAAACTCCAGCGGCACCGGTTGGGCCGCCAGTTGGTCGGCAATCTCTACCGCCAGCGCCCGGTGGTCTGGCAGCACACCGGCACAGCTTTCGCAAAAGGCCACATTGGCGGCATGCACGGCGGTACGGCGCGCGGCGGCCAGCTCGGCACGCAGGCGGGTGTTTTCAGCCTCTAGGGCATCTTTCTCTGACTCGATCACGGTGGGCTCCTGGTGGGTGGTGATGGGGGGTGGCTCGGCAAACTCAAAGGTCAGCACGCCCTCTTCGGTGGCGGCAAACTGTGGTGCACGCATGCCTTTCACGGCTGGTGCCGTGGCACCCAAAAAGCCCACATGGCGCAGGTAATAAATACCTGGCACCGGGTTGGCCGGGCTGTTGGGGGCATAGAAACTGGCGCTGATTTTTTTGAACGCGCCGCTGGCCACCATCTCGGCAAAGTCAGGGTTGACTTGCGCGGGTATGGCATCCAGGGCACCGCCCGCAAACTGCAGCGCTTGCACCCAGCCATAGGCGGGGTCGTCGTGTGCCGGGTGGCCTACCACCAGCGGGGCCTCGTGCTTGGTGGGGTCGTAAGCGGCTACAGTTTTCTGTAGGTCTGCTTCAGAAAACTGCAGCACAGCACCGTTCATGGCGGTGTGCTGGCCGGGCTTGAAGATTTGTAGCGGGGGGGTTTGTGGCATACCCGGTACTGTGCCGGGGCCGGGTGCGAATGTATTTGGAACCAGGGC